CGCCGAGCGGTTTGCCTGTGTTCGCGGCGATATCCGCCACCAGGGCTTCAAAACCTTCGAGTGCCGAGCCGTACACCCGCATAGTGCCGTCCGCGTGCTCGATGTTGCCGGGGTTGTGATTGCGAAAGGCCCGGCTCTCGGTCGAGTAGAAGCCTTCCATGTGCATCATGCAGGCGGCGAGCAATGCGAAGCGCGGGTTCATGAGTAGTACTCCATCGGTACGGCCGGCACTACCATCCGCTTCGAGCGTTCGGCATCATGGAAAGAGCTTGGCATACGACAAACAAAAGAAGGCTGAACGCGACCGCCAGCGGTGGCTCACGAATCCTGAAGCGCGCCGTGAATCAGTGCGCCGCTGGCAAGAGCTACACCGCGAGATGACGCGGGAAAATGCGCGTCAATGGCGCGCCGCGAATCCCGAAAAGTTCGCTGAGCAACAACGCAAATACCGCGCCGAACACAGCGATAGATACCGGGCGCGCATCAAAGACTGGCAGCAGCGCAATCGCGAGCGTGTCCGCGAATATCACCGCAAGCGGGATCAAGCCCAGCGCGTCGCGCAATTGGGGGCGAACGGCACCCATAGCCAGCAGGACGTAGCAGCGCTGTACGAACATCAGAGCCGTCTTTGCGCCGCCTGCGGAATGGCGCTTGAAGTCGAGGGAAAGCATCGCTTCCACGTTGACCATATCGTCCCGTTGATCGCACGCGACGGCGGCGCGCCGGGGTCCGATGGCCCCGACAATCTCCAACTGCTCTGCGGTCGATGCAATCGCCGCAAGAGCAACCGCAGCCCCGAGGAATGGCAGACTTTCCTTAAGGCACATCATTGGTTTGGTCCGCCAACATAGTAGTTCCAGTCGCCCGTGGTCACGCGCCCCATGGTTCCCCAGTCGGCGGAGGCTATGGTCTGCGGCTTGGAATTGTTGCTTTGCACGGCGGCGCGGGCTTTAGCTGCTCGCCTCGGCAGATCCGCCGGTTTGACGAAGCCTTCCTCATCCCAGACGTCGGCCAGAATTTCCGCGAGAGAAAGAGACAGCGCATTCAGGTAGCCGGGAGGCGCGACGAACGCGGAGGACGTGGCCGCGAACTGCACCAGCGCTACCCAGGTTTCGAGCCTGATCTGATACGCGAAATTCGGCACGGGCCAAAAGTTCAGTTGCCCGTTCGGAAAATCCGGCTCGTAGTACAGATCCGTTGGGACGTTGGTGGTGAGGCCCTTAATCCGCTGGTATAACCACCACTGCCGGTCGCGGATATTGAGGATTGGCGAATCCACCGGCGGGGAGATATTATTCAGCACCAGCGCGCAGCCTTCGATGCGCGGCGGTCTTGGCTGGCTATTGACCGTCGCAAAATCCGGCGGAGTTAGCCCCGGACCCAGATTGTACGGCGTGTGCCCCGGCGTAAGGGTGTAGAGCGTGAAAGTTGTCGTCCAGGCGTAGCGGAAGAGCGCCTGCCATTCATCCACCGTCGCGTTCAGGAATGTGAGCGCATCCGTCATCCAGGACGTGGAAAGTCCGCCTTGCGGGCGCTTCAGGATTTTGGCCTGGCGCGCGGCAAGGTAGATCACGTCGGCGGCGGTGGAGGCGATGACACCCATGGATTACCTGGCGGGCGCGGCGTTCGCGCCTGGCGCGGTCGGTTGCATCGGCGGCGCATTCGGATTCTGCGGCGGCGACATTCCCAGAATCTCGGTTTGCAAGGCCGCAATAGTTTGCAGCGCTTCGACGGCGAGTTGCGGAAGCTGCTCGGGTACGGGCCGTCCCCAGGGCACGCACATTTCGAGGGCCAGCATGAGCACCAAGGGCCGCTCGAAGCCGGGGGGGAGAATCACGGTGTCGCTGTAGTTGCCGAACTGGGCATACTGCACATAGACCCACAGCGAGAGCGTTCCCGCCGCTGGCTTCGGCGTGACATAGAGCGTGCCTTGCGGGTAGCCGCGGTCCCAGGCGACATCTTCAATGTAAATGCCGGTTCGAGTCTTGTCTGGGATGGCGACGTACTCTTCAAAGGGAATGACGCCCGCCTCCTGCTCAACACCGTTGGCCGCGAGCACCGAAGCCGATTTGATCTTCATAGTCTGGCAGCCCTGCGCAATGGGCGTGCCTCCGGCTACAGCGGTGAGAGCGGTGGAGTTGAGATTGATGGTAACGGAGGTGTTCGCAACCAGCGCCGTGATGGTGTACAGGCCATTCCAGCCCGCTTGCAAGACGCCCTGGATGATGAGCGGTCCGCCCACGTACATACCCGCCGTGTTCGCGACGGAGAGGACAGCGGACGCCGCCTGAGTCGCCGCGGTGATGGCAATGGGGTAAGCGCCGAAGAGGTAGGAAGCCGCGCCGCTCAAGGTGATCTGCGGATTCTTCAGCCCCAGGATGGAGAGCTTTTTCGCGGATAGCGAGTCGAGCAGCCGGTTACAGATGCGCAGCGCGAGCGACTCATCTTCCGGGGAGATGATGTCGCCCGGCGCATAGGCGAAAATGTAGTAGAGCGCATCGCTTAAAATGTCACTGACAAGCGTAGCCATAGTACGTTACCCGTAGAACTGTGAAGCGGCCTCCCGGTGTGTCATTATCGGGTCAGTGGATTCTAAAAGATGGGGAAGCAAATCCGACGATGAGAAGCACGCGCATTCTCAGATGATGTTGCGTGCCAGATGGGGTGAGCCAGGAACCCCGTATTCCCACCACGGCGGAAGTAACCGGATTCAGAACGCTGGTGTAGTTCGTGGTGGTTGCGCTGATTATCAGATCGGAGTACGCAATCTGCGCAGCGCTCTGTTGGCTGAAATCCGTGCCCGGCGAAGAAACCGAAGGATCGAACGCTCCGCCGCTCGTGTCCACGCCGGTAGTTCGCACGTCCCACTGGAGAGTGACTGGTAGAGCAGCGTTCCCGTCATGGCAGAATACCGCCATCAGGCCGGCAAGCGCGAGAAATAAGGAAAGCCGTCGCGCCATGTCAGCGAGGCTCCCCGAACAATTCCCGCTCGACACGGCACAGCCGCTCTTCGATACTTGCCGCGAAACTGATTTTTCGCAGCAGGTGCGTGCTCTTGCGCGCGTTCTCCAGAATATTTTCTAACTCGCCACATGTGATGCTGGCTTCCAGATCGCGGGCATCGCTTTTGATCCGGTGGGCTTCGCGGTTCAGTTCTTCGGTCGCGGTCGCAATCGCTCCGAACATGCTAAATTCTGTCTGCATTTTGTCCTTTCCTCCTTACATGTCGCATTCCACCACGATGTTCACCTCCGTGGCTGAAGCCGCAAAATGGCGGGTGCCCTGGATCGAACGGCCCAGACAATCTGCAACTGCTTTGTCGCTCATGTAACGCATCAAAGCGCAACCTGCCTATGGATGAATGGCGGCGGCGCATCCTGCATTCCTAGAGGTCTTGCTGACGCTGATGGCCGCGCTCGAATGGAGCGAACGCGACCCCTGGTTTTAGGATTTTGCTTTGGGCTTGCGCGCTTCGGCGTCGAGCTTCGCCACTTCCTGCTGCTCAGCGCCCGAGAGCGGAATATCCGGGTCGTCCTGCGGTTGCGGGAATGGTTCGATGGTCCAGCCGGCCGCGAGATGCTTGTCGAGTTCCGCTTGATCGGCTACGCTCTTCACTTTCGCCTTGAGGTGGTGATAGACCGCGCGCGGAAAGTCCTGGTGCGTGTAGGGCTGTTGGGGCGGCTTGTTGAGGTCGAATTCCTTGACTGGCTTGGGATCGTCATCCTGTTTTGCCAGCAGCGTGCGCAGGCTCAATATCTCTTCGGGAGAGAGCTTGTGCCTCGAATCGGTTTGAATTGCCATGTTTTTTCCTTGTGAGGGGACGCCATAGATCGCCGCTAAGGCGTCCCGCTTTTGATCTGGGGTCAAGCCGGTTCTCTCGGGCGGCGACTCGAAAGAGCGTTGGGGCATGGAGAAGTTACAGGCCGGAGTGCACGCGATAGGCGACTTTGACCACCGCTGATCCGCCGGTGCCCACTGTCATGTTTCCGCCCGCCAGGCTGAGCACAATGGCTTGGTTCGCGGCGCTGGTTTGCGCCGTGGCGGCGAGGGCCGAAGGCAGTAACATCCTTGGGAAAAAATGCAGGGCCGGAAAAGGGAGAAGTGAACCGGCCCTGCGGAGGGGAAAAGCGTCAGTACACGTACAGATATGGTCCCACGGCGGTGGTGAACGACGTAGGCACGGTGAGCGCCGGGATGGTGCCGAAGGTAGCGCCGGTCTGTCCCTTGGTGAGTTCGTTGTCGTTCACGCCGGTGATGGCCATGCGCACGGTGTCCGAGCCTACCGAGTCCTGGAAGCACCCGAAGTACCGCGCTGGTCCCACCGCGTAATACGGTGTGGTGAAGGCGAACTGCTGGTAGACGGAGGAGGTCGCGGTGACCACTCCCGCAAGCGCCCCGTTTGCCAAGATATTCCCCGCCGAGTCATAGAGAATCGAATAGCGGTTGTCGTTGGTTACGGTGGTGCCGTTGAGGAACGCCAGGCCGGTGATGTACTTGTTGTAGGGGAGGTCGATTTCCGTGCAGTAGACGGTCGTGGCGCCCACGGAAGTGCCGTTGGTGTTGATCGAGGTATAGGCGGTCGCACCCGGAGACGGAAACGTCAGCCGGAAAGCGGTGTTGGTGAGATACGTGGTATCGACGCCCGTCACCCACACGCCGCCCACGCAATCGGAGACGTGCGAGTTCACCACGTTGATGAAGGGCAGGTAGAGCAGGTTTCCGCGTGTGCAGGAGCCTTGCGGATCGCCGCCCGCCGCGCCTGACTCTTTGCCGAAGAACGCGGGCGGAGGCCCGATCACTACCAGCGCGCCGGAAGCGTGCGGACTGGCTTTCGAGGGCGAAAGGCCGCGCCGCACGGTGATGGTCGTACCGGAGACTGCTTCGACGGCCATCAACTCATTGTCGATCCACAGGTCTGTGTTCGGCTGCAAGTTGGTCGGGGCCGTGATGCCGGTAGCCGACGCCACCACGATCTTCTGGTTTTGCGCGGCTTGAGTGGTTGAGGAAACCGCCGAAGACAGCGTAGTGATGGTGAGGATGGTTTGGCCGAAGGCCGGGAGCGCGAGAAGCAGCGCAATCGAGAGAATGGTTTTCTTCATGTTGATTTTTCCTTTCGAGAAGGGCACGCGCGGAGTTGCCTCCGCGCTTCCATTGCCCCGAATTACGCGCCTACGACGCAAACTGCACCGTTATCCTGGTACAGGTTGCCGAATCCTCCGATGGAGTCGAGCCGGTTCACTTGCGTGGACCGAACCGGGTCCCAAGCCACCACTTTTCGCACGGCCATGCCGGTATCCGGGTCCATGGCTTCGCCGCGCTGCTCGACGGCCTTGGGCAGATAGAGCTTGCCCGCGACCAATGCGAACGCGAAACGCGAGAGCGCCAGGCCCACCGTGCCGGTCTTGCCGTTGGGTGATGCCGTGCCGGGCCACAGCGTCAACTGCGCGGCGTTGGCAGGCAGAGCATCGACGTTCTGATACTGGCTGCCAGGGCCGTAGATGGGCGGCAGGATTTGGACGGTGGTATTCCCGTTCAGCGTGTAGTTCTGCACCACCGTGAATTTTTGGGTGGTCAGAGGACCAGCGCTGCGGTACGTCATCGGGTTGACGGCGTTCACGTTGGCGATGGAGAATTTGTCGCCCGCGTTCAGCGTGTCGGTGCCGATGGTCGAGCTGATAATCAGCGAAGTGCCCGACTGATTCGCGCCTACGACGGTAACGGTGCCGGCCCAGGTCCCTGCGGTCGTTGACCAGATCGAGTTCGACTCGAAGAAGTCAAAGCCGGCGAGGCGGCCCAGGTAGCCTTCCTTGAACATCTGGCTGATCTCGTCGCCGGGATGGAAAATCGAGGTGATGTTGCTCCCCAAATTTTGCATCATGCTCGATGAAATCAACATGCAGCGCTTGCCGGGAGGGCAGGCTTTCTGCATGAGCTGCTGGCGCGCCTGGTAGTAGGTCTGTACGCTGGTGGGGTCGGTTCCCAGCACTCCCACCAGGTTCGAGGCGTTCTGATACGCGAACTGCGCCGCTGAGGAATCCCAGAATTGCGCCATCGCTGCCGCGGCTGGGTCCCAGTAATTGTCGCGCAACTCTGCTTCGGTGCGCTCTAGGTTGACTGCTTTTTCGTAATCGTCCCATTCAAAGCCGATCTGCGCCCAGATATCGAG